ATCACCAAGAGCTATGATCGATACTTTAAGATCAGAAGGATATATGATTTACGGTAACAAAGTTGCTGGTAAAACATATTACAGACTTGGTACACCAACAAGAGCAATTATTGCTGCTGGTATACAAGCTTTATACGGAACACCATTCAAATATTCTAATCACAAAGTAAGTATTAGAAAATCTGAACTTGCTCCAATTAATGCGTAGTTAGTTACTAATGGAGGCGAGAAATATATAATGCTCGCCTCCTTTTAAAGGAGATTTATGGCATACGAATTAAAAAGAAAATTTAAAGAAGGATTATTAGTAGAAAGAAAAATATCATCATTATCAAATAGAGAACCTTATTCAAAAGAAATTAATGAAGAATATGGTGAGGGTGGCGGTTTAAATGCTGGTTACAATGTAGTTGAAGCGGTTGCTAAGTACGCTAATGAACAAGGTAAAAAAGGTAAAGAATACGGAAAAGATTTTATATTTAAAACTACCAGTTACAATGAAGTAATGGGAGATGAAACGATAATTTTTGAACACAAAATATAATGATATTAATTGATCTCAATCAAGTATTAATATCCAATCTAATGGCTCAGACAAGAGGCAAGGCTGAGAACTTACCTAATAAAGAAATGGTAAGATATATGGTCATTAATTCTTTAAGAGGTTTTATTTTAAAATTTAAACAACAATATGGTAATAATATTATATTGTGTGCTGACGCTGGCGATCCTTGGCGTAGAGACATTTACCCTAATTATAAACATGCTCGTAGAAAAGGCCGTGTAGATTCTGCCACAGATTGGGATAATATATTTAAACTTATTACAGAAATTAAAAATGAAATTGCCGAAAACTTTCCTTATATAATGATGTATGTAGAAAAGGCCGAGGCAGATGATATAATAGCAACACTCGTAAAACATACAGATGAACCTATTATGATTATCAGTGGTGATAAAGACTTTATACAATTACAAACAAAAGTTAACGTTAAACAATATAGTCCTATACAAAAGGTATTTGTTGGTGAGGGTATAGACGCTAAGAACTTTTTACATGAACAGATTATAAAAGGAGACCGTTCAGATGGTATTCCTAATATATTAAGTCCGGATGATATCTTTTTAACAGGTGAGAAACAAAGACCTATTAATAAGAAACGACTTGAAGAATGGGCCAACGTTAGTAGTATACCTCTTGGCAGCGAAACAAGTAAATATTACGAGAGAAATAAGAGATTAATAGACCTTTCTTGTATACCACAAGAACTAGAGGAAACTATTATAAATAAGTATAAGAACTATAAAGTGCCTAACAGGTCCAAACTGTTACCTTATTTTATAGAATACAAACTAAAATCGTTAATGACAAACATTGGTGATTTTTAATATTCGAATATTGGAGTGAATAATTATGGCAGAAACAGAACAAGCTAGACACTCTAGCTTAATGAGTAAAAAAGGAATGGCAGCAACGGCTCGTACGGCCACAAATGCTAGACATTTAGCACACGAAATATTTACAAAAGTAAATAACGCAAAAGATAAACCTTTAAAGATTGAAGTTTTAAGAAATAACGACAGTCAAGGTTTAAGACAATTATTAAAAGCTGCTTTTGATCCTAAAATTACTTGGGACTTACCAGAAGGAACACCTCCTTACATAGCTAACGAGGCGCCAGCTGGAACAGATCATACATCTTTATTAGATGAAGTAAGAAAACTTTATCTTTTTATTAAAGGTGGTAGTAACATAGCAAAGGTAAAAAAAGAAACACTTTTTATACAAATGTTAGAAGCTTTACATAAAGATGATGCTCAAGTACTTTTAGACATCAAAGACAAAAAATTAAATCTAGTTTATAAAGGACTTACTGAAAACGCAGTAAAAGAAGCCTTTAACTGGAATGACGATTTTTTACGTAAATAGTCAATAATAGGGTGTTGTATATTTGCAACACCCTTTTAAGTAATTGATTTTAATACCATATTTCTTTACAAACAATCAAAATAACGCTTGTATTCTACGAGTTTAAATGTTATATTATAACATATAAACAACAAAGAATAAATATAATGAGAAAATACTTGATTTTTTTAATAGCACTAGGTTTACTAGTGTATGGCCTTTTAACTGTTTTTATGAACTCAGTTAAAGCAAGTGAATATAATACGGCTGTTATAGGCCACGTGATAACACAAAAAGTATCTGGCCAACCAGTTGATGCTTCTAAATTAATGGAACAAGAACTGGCACGAGTTGCTCATTTATTCGCTATCGATAGTATTAATATATTACAAAAATATTTGCCAGCTATATTAGATAAAGCGGCCGCAGAATTAAGACTTGAAGCAGATAAAAATTATAAATGTAGTTTACTAAAGGATACAAAAATACAAGACGATTGTAAATAGTATATGATAAAGGTAACAAAACAAAAAGTTTTATCTATCAAAAAGAAACTCAAGCCATTGTTATCTTCAAAAGAGAAATACCAAACCACATATAAAGATATTAAAAAATATTTTATTATACTCAATAAAGGATTATTCGATAATAAATTAGCACCATTTAATGAAATAGAGATTAAAGCTCTCAAAAGACAAAAATGTATGGGTCAAGTTATTACCTATGAAATGAAAAGAAAAGGTACGAGATTACATAAATTAGAAATGGATTTGATTTATGACAATAAAAAAGATTTCTTGGAAACGTTAGCCCATGAAATGGTACATCTATATCAATTTACACACGTAAATGATACAGGTAACCACAATAAACTATTTTATAGTTTTGAACCTAAACTTAAATGTGTTGGTTTAAAGCTATAAACAACAAAGGATATATAATGACACAAGTGATGACGAAAAAGTTTAAAGATGAATATCTTAAATCATCTATTAAAAATTCTATTAAAACAATAGAAGATTTTACCAAAAATCGGAAACGAGGTGAACAGATCGTTTATTATGAAGGCAATTTTCAAGAAGATGTTTTAAATAATTTTTCTAATAAAGAGTCAGAAGAAATATTTAATACTATGAAAAAATATTTAAACGATTATAGATTAATCTTTTTACAAAAAAAAATTAAGATTAATAATATTAATTCTCAAATGAGTGAATTGAATGAACCAAAACATTACTTTTCATATATTGTAAGCAAACGAGTATTTTAATTATATAATTATATGAAACCTAGACCTTGGCATTGGTATATTAAGTATAAGTTTCCTCGTAAAGTTAAATATCATTTTAGACAATTAATGGCTGTTATTGGTATTTCATTGATTGGTTTTGGCATAGGTACTTTTTATCCTAACTTTATATCTCAACATAATGTTGAAGAAAAGGCTATAGATAAAACCATAAAATGGGCTAAAGAAATTGGTTTTATAGAACCAAGAATAGAAACTCATAATGATGAGATTTTTATTAAAACAATGCAAAAATGTATTGCCTATTTAAATTTAGAACTTCATAAAAATGAACAGATACCTGATGAACTTATTATAGCTCAGGCAATTATAGAAAGTAATGCTGGTTTAAGTAGATTTGCTAAAGAAGGAAATAATCTGTTTGGAATAAGAATTTGGAATAGAGACAAAGGCATATTACCAGCAGGGTATAATGAAACCTTATCTTGGAGAGTTAAAACTTATCACAGTAAATGTGCTTCAGTCCGTGATTATATCACAATTCTCAATACTAAGCAGGCATATAGCGAGTTTAGAAAAATACGAGATAGTCAAAATAGATTATGGGGTAAACCTGATGGTATCGCATTAGCACGTGGACTTGATAGTTGGAGTACCACAAAAGACTATGAACAACAAGTTATAAATATTATTAAAAAATTAAGACAAGATGGAAAGGTCGTAATTAAAAGATGACAAAAGAAAGACCTAAAATATACGAAAGAAATCCAAATACAGGTGTAATACGTTGGAGATATGTTGGAGAATCGCATGACAAGTTTGGATGGCCTAATTACGGCAGATTACTTAAACAACCAAAAGGAAAACAATGAACGAAGTACTATTTTTTAGTGGAGCAATTCTAATTATAGGATTAAGTTATTATCTTGGTCATCAAAGTGGTATAGCAAAAAACTACAAACAACAGATAAAAGAATTTATTATGGGAATGACTGTGTCAAAAATGACAGCTGATTATTTTGATAGATGTGCTAAAAACGAAACACGACATTTTCTAAAATTTTTAGGTATAAAAAAACCAAATGAAAAATTTATCATTGTGCCTAAACGACCTACAGTAGAAGAATTGGATAGACTAGACAAATAATAATGATTTTAACTATATTACTATTAATATCAGGCCTTGCCATATCTTTTATAGGAGCTTATTATTCAATATTAGGTTTGGCTGCGTTGTTTGCTGGCGCCTATTGGGCTGTAGTATCTATGGGTATTACTTTAGAAATAGCAAAATTAGTAACAGTATCTTGGTTATATAGAAATTGGGAATCTAAAATATTACCAAATTCTATACGAATGTACTTGACATCAGCAGTTTTAATGCTTATGTTTATTACATCAGTTGGTATATTTGGATTTTTATCTAAAGCACATTTAGATCAATCTACACCAAATACTGGTAATAGATTACTAGTTAAGAATATTGAGAGACAAATAGACAGCGAAAAGAAGGCATTAGATGGAGCTCAAAAAATTATAGATCAATTAGATAAAGCATTAGATAAAGTAATTGACAAGGATGCTGATAAGGGCCTTTCAGAGAGACAGAAACAACAAAATGAACGAAATAGAGCTAACAACCTTATAACCAATTCATCTAAAAAGATTACAGATTTATCAAATCAAAAACTTAAACTAGACAAAGACCAACTATCAATAGATAAAGAAATAGGTCCATTTAAATATGTTGCTGAATTGATATATGGTGATAGTATGGATGGTAACTTAGATAGGGCCGTTAGATTTGTTATACTTTGTTTAATACTAGTATTTGATCCATTAGCTGTATTGATGTTGGTGGCATTTAACGTATCATTAAGAGAAAAAGAATTAAATAATAAAGCATATAGAATAACTTATCCTGAAGAAACTTTAGTTAAAAATGAAGATAACAAACCTCAAAAAGATTCTAATATTCAAAATATAATATTACAACAAATAAAAGAACGTCTATCCGACAAAAATAAATCTATGAAAGAAAAAGAAAGAGATTATGAAAAATTTGTACAGGAATTAGGCGCTAAA